CGGGCAAACTTACGATTGAGACTTCCATGGGCCGCCATGAGGTTGCGCGATAGACCTTTGGGTCATTCTCATCTCGACTCATTTTTTTGATGTGATAGCCAATCGAAACATTGCTCCGAATACCATCCATCACGTCATTGTAGACCTCGCTGGCAAGTGCGCCCTGACTGAAGCGCACGACCGCCCGGAGACGCCGGGACGATCCATCGAGTTCTACGGACTCGATAACACCGATCTGCCGCTCTGGATCGTGATCGATCAAAAGTGGCGCTCGGCCTGAATTTAAGAAATCTAAATCGATAGACCGCTCATCGTGATCTAACACTTCGACACCGAATGACCGATCAACTGGCAGCTCGCTCGAGATCGACATACGCACGCGACGATCGTCGATCTTATCTGCGTCCATGACGTCGGCGCGGAACAATCGCTCATCCTTGGCGAGACGTTCTGTGTCCATGGAGTATCCCATTTCCATCATCTCGTCTTCATCATCCTCGGCGTCTTCGACTTGCTGCACTTGCTCTGGCATCAAATTGACACCCTCGAAATTCTCACTCTTTCCGAATTCGATCAAAAACGAATCGTCGGTTTCTGTGATTGAAACAATGTGGCGCTTGGCAGGTGCCGCATCGCCCCTCGCTTCTTCAATTTTGGTTAATTCCATATCATTCTCCGCCAGAGAAATATCCGCTTGTGGATTAGTATAGCCATGCTCAATCGATCTGTCTCGCCCTTCAACAATTCGCTTGCTCCATGCGAAACCTGCATCACCACCCCAAAGCGCCCACGCGATCCGGCCATTCGATGGGTAGCCGTCTTCGCCCGGTCGGAAACCCTCGGCTTCCTTGTCCACTTCGTGCCGGCTGAAATACGAATACATGCGGGTCACTGTGTCATCGCTTAGATTGCGACCATTCACGATATCGCGTGCCCGAGCGATTCCGACTTCTGTGCCGCCGCGCCCAAATTCTGACCGCCAGTCAAGGCCGCGTTGGGCCTCCTCTTTCATTTCGCCAGTTGGCTGATAACTCATTTGGACCCGCCAACAATTTTCTTGGCTTTTTCTTCATTGACGCCAAATCCAACAATTAAGATCTCGATTGCAGATTGCTCGGTGATAATGCCAGCTGCAAACGCTGTGACAACTTCGATAATAGACGCAACTTGTGCGCCGTTCATTAACTTGTCTGGAGCTTGTATGCCCTGATCCTCAGCCTGTGGAGATGGTTGTTCTGGAATTGTTGATTGTGGTGATATGACAGAAGTTGACTGACCATTCAATTCTTCGCCGGTATCCTCGTTTGTCATCGGAAGAATCGGGAGTTTCTGCGCGCCGAATGGCTCGAAAGCGAGCGACAATCCAAAGTCGGATGCGGTCTGCTTGTCTCTTGCAATCTGAGCGAAAGTCTCCTCGACGTCTCGGCCATAAACTCCAGCCACGTCCTGCATCGAAATCAAGCCGTTCTGCAATGCGGTGACCTGAGCTGAGATTTCCTTCTGCGGATCGACCCACTGGAAACCGCGCGGACGGAATGACGCCGTGTCGGCAAACTTATCATATTTGTTAATCGGTAAATCAATCACGCCGACAGTCATCGTGCTTAATAACCATTGCCGGAATACCGGCACGACGAAGTGGTCGATCAAGTATCGCTGTAACGTCCGATAAAAATCTCGATCCTCCAGCGCACCTTGGCGGATTGATGAATAGCTCGTTTGACTTAAGTCGTTTGCAAGTGAGTAATAACTCACGCCAAGTCCAGATGCGATACCGCGCAGAATCGCTTTTTCAAACTCAGCGAATGCAGTCGTCGGATGTTGCGGGTCGAACTGTTGAAACGAGACTCCGACCGGGAGCTGATGGAATGTGCCGGCCTCGGCGTCCATGATTGGAATCACGTTGTCTTCGTAATCGTCGGGCGTAAATCCATCGCCCGCCGGTGAAGTAAAGAATCCCATTTTTGATGCCGCTGTCCGAGCCGCCACGAGTTCAGCCTCGCGATAGCCATGCAGCATCTTCAGGGATGAGATCGCAGTCGACATCCATGGCACGCCTCGGCTTTGCTCTGCACGATCTGGCAAATACAAGTGCAAAATGTTTTCCGCAGGGACGCGATCTGTGCGCCGACTAGGCGTCGCGAAGTCAATATCCCCAGGATGCGCAGATAAGATGTGATAAGCGATTGGCCGATGGAATCGATCCAGCTCGACACCCATACGAATTTTCCGACCATCGGCAAGGCGCTCGTTTTTTTCTTCGTCGATCAAGTCAGGCTCGAGGAACTGCAAGGCGAATCGATCAGGGTTCCCGTTGTACTGCACCATGCGGACCAGACACTCGCCATCTCGAGCGAGTGACTCAATCACCATTGACTGGGCATCGATCCATGACATCCGACCATCGACTGTACAGTTGCCGATCCGACCCCACCGTGACCATTCGCGCTCGATCAAGTTATTGGCAACAGTGTCGAGCGTCCCGTTCTCGTTGATCGAGCGCTCCTGCAAAGAAACCCCACGGTCTCCGATCACGTTGGTTTTGATGAGGTGCAGATAGCGCCTCGCATACTCATTGTTTCTGGATAGATCCCGGCAGCGGTTCCGCAGTGTCTTCAGGTTGTATCTGATTTCACTGTCGGCGCTTCGTTGTGATGGGTTGAATGTTGAGAAAAGCCGCCCGACGTTTGCGCCGTCATAGCCGCGTTTTTTGATCGCGCGCTGCTTGCGGCGGAACATATCGAAAAGCGCCATTCCTTAAAACCTCACTTTGACGGTGGTAGGAGACTTTCGGCCAAGTTTGATGTCGTCTTTCTGCTTGAGTAAAAGCACCTCGGACCGGTAGTAATTACGCCACTTGACCAGCTCATCGGGCGTCATCTTGGTTAGCGATCGGCCTGCGATCGAGTAACTCTGGACGTCTGCATCGGCGCGTCCCTCAAGTAATGCCTCAATCTTAGTGAGCATCTTCTCAGCATGCGTGCGAGGATCAGCACCGCCGACGTCAAGATCCACGATAGCAGTGAATGCACCACGGTCTACGACGATGCGGTTTCCGTCTGAGTTTCTGACAATCTCAAGTTGGAAATGGTAATACCCCGCCGTAAAGTCCGCTGTGATTGAAGATGCCGCCGTGAATAAATACGCCTCGCCTGAGTTGTAGTTCGTTCCGGTAATTAAAATTTCAGTATTGCCGCCGCCGGTGATGCGGGCAATGTATGAGGCAGTAAAGTCAGCCGGTGGGTAATCCGCCACAAGGTCAGAGCGCTTCCACTGGACATAATCCCCAACGACAATTTCGGACGGTTCGCCTTCAGGTGCCAATGCGGGATCAAATGCGTTCGCCATGCTTATCTCCAGTTGTTCACAAAGCCGCCTGATCGCTTATTGCGTTGCAGCTTTGACCTGACAAGTGGCGACGGCTGATCGTCTTTTTCGTCACTGCCAACCACATTCGCCCGGCCCATTTTAGCCGCTATTGTATTAACATTCATCCCTAGAATGGAATAGGCCGCTAAAGCATACACCCTAACGTCCAGCGCCTCATTCCTTGCGCGCGCTTTTACCCACATTCTCTTGGCATGCCCCCGCACATAGCGAGTGACCAATTTCTCTGCGGTGAGCTGCGAAAAGTATTCGTCAGGATAACTGATCGGGAAATGACAATAACCCGGTCCCGGCTCACTG